ACCAAGAATGCAGAATCATCGATAAGTGTTGTAGTTGTCATGTGTGGATCAACGTACAAGTTCTGGCCCATTACTGTTCCAGTTAGTGATTGCATTCCTACGTTACCTGGAGAGTTAGTAGGTTGTGCAGCGATGAAGAGTGGACGGTTAGTCGTATCTTCTGCTGTGATGATTGTTTCCCACCATGCTGTATTAGCAATGATGTTGCGAGCAAATTTACCAGCAGCAAGGTATGCAGCAGGAGTTTCTTTGCCAATGTAAGCCTTGAATCCTGCGATTGTTGCAGCTTGTGTTGAAGCCTGTGTACCACCAGCAACGAGTGCCGCTACTACTGCTTGGTCAGTTGCCTTTGCATAAGCAAGTTGAAGTTCGCGTACGAGTTCTTCGTAGAATGATGGACCAGAGCGGTCAAGCAATTCCCAAGAGATGTTCTGAAGTCCAGCAGCCTTTTTGACTGTTGGTGTGATGTAGCCTGAAGCCATTTCAGTACCAGCAAGTGCTTCGCCTTCTGTTGAATCAGAATCGATTGTTGGTGCTGTTGTCAGCTTAGGAATTGTGAATGACATACCAGTTGCTGGTAGTACTCCGCGTGAAATTGCTTCTACAGCAGGACGTCCACCGATTGAAGTAGTGATGTACTCATTCAAGTGTGGTGCGAGTGTTAAACCAGTATTTGTTGATGTGTCGTTGATAGCAAGAATAGTCTGACGAGCTTTATCGTCTCCCATTGATGCCTTGATAGATGCTTCAAGATACTCACCAGCGGTAAGTGGCTTGATGCGAGGTGTTGCGTAAGTTGCAGACACTACAGTTGGACGAGCGGCTTCAACAGCGGCTGCCTCAACTTCTGGTGCTGCAACTGTCTCTGGAGTATTCTCCACAGTTGGCTCGCTTTCTGTTGGTTGGATTTCTTCTACTACTTCTGTGGCAGAAGCAGCAATATCAGTAATCAGAGCCGACTTGAAAGCGGGTTCCGTTACTAAAGAGACTTCGAACAATTTGGCTGAGGACACGTGCATAACCCCAGCCTTGTTCTTTGCAGTGATAACTTCAACGCCAACACTAAGGCCGGCAGTTAAGCCTTCAGAGGCAGTGATGAGAGCATCAGAGCCACGTGAAGAGTTAGAAATCTTGAATGAGGCATAAATACCTTCGCCATCAACTTCATTGAAGTATTGAGCCTTGCCTAAAGGCTCCTTGACGTTGTGCTGATTAAGCAACTTTATAGATCCTGGGTTATCCGGTAACTGGATTGAACCCTTCTCAAATACAACTGGCCCAGCTGAGGTATTGCCGACTTCACCAGTTCCGATTGGAACGATTTTGCCAGAAATGACTCTCTTGGCAGTATCAGCAGTTAATTCAGATGAGAATGTCAGGATTTGATTTTCCATTACATACCATCGCTTCCATTAGGTGTTAAATCTGTCATTTCCATTGCTTGATTGACGTCGATAAGCCCTAGCGTTAGAAGCTTCTCAATGACAAGCAATTCATCCATAGGATTAGCACGTAAGAATGAATCATCTAAATCAAATCGGACTTCTTGCCCATTGGCAGTTATGTCGTTCATTGTTAGACGATCTTCAATAGCGGAAATGAAAGGTTGTAAAGATAAAGATACGAACTGTTTACGAGCATCTAATAAATTGGAGTAAGTCATTGAATTATTTGCATCTGCTGAAAGTAGGTAAGCATCTACGTTACAGAGTCGGCTGATTTGAGTTGCATAATCGCTTTTAGCCTCTATGTACATCATCTCTTTTGGTGAGAATGATGCCGGGTTATATTCAAGGGTAGAAGTCAGATAAGCAGTTGAACGATTAGCACGTGCAGACTTCCAAGCAGATAACAACCCTTGCACTTCTTTAGGGTCTAAATCGGCTCCAGTGTTTTTGATATAACCAGTTGCCATTGGAGTTGCAGCAGCAACTTGTGAAGCCTTTTCTAAATCTAAAGCAGCTGAAATAACGCGAGCACCAGTATTAAGAATGCCATCGGTCAAGCCTTGAAATGTCACCATGTCTGTCATAGAGACTGGGAATCCATCGATTAAATAACCATCGATTGCTTGCATATTCTTTGAATACTGTGGAGTTACACGATGGTGGGCAATCCACTCAAATGTTGCTGGTCGGCCATCTTCTTGATAGCGAGAGGTAATCAACCAGTATGCGACTCCGAAGAAAAGGAGATTATCTACGGTATACGCAATCGTGACGGAACGAGGCTGATTAGCCGCTGGTTGGTCTAGCCATGTTGGACGTGATAGGACTTCTTCGCCTGTTGATTTGCGATACAACTCCAAAGGCATTGAAGCAATGGTGTTGGCAATTAAATTGCGACAACGGCTAACTGCCGGCACTTGAAGAGCTGAGGCGCGGTCTAACGGTGTGTAATAGCTATATGTGTACGGATCTGCAATATTTTGTGGGGCATATTGCGCGAGGACAGACGGCTTAGTTGGTTTAGACTCTGCACGCGAAAATATACCCATTTACATATGGTACCACAAATGTCCAAGAATTTGACAATTTGGCGAAAAGTGTCTAGGACTCTTCTATAAAGATTTGAGGCTTAGCCACTGGGAGCATTAACTTACTAACGACCATTGCTAGTCCAATAGGGGCTGAGATATCGCCAGCAGATTTGCGCTTGATAATTCTCCATGCTGAGTCATTTACTTTAGCGGCGCAGTTATTCATTTGCTGGATTAACTCACTTTGCCCATTATGAACGACTTTGTGAGTGACCAGTCCATTGAGCAAATCTCCACATGCCTGATAGAACTGCTGACCAGATACATCCTCAACCATAACGCCAGAATTAGACAACCTGTCCGCGATTGATTGAGTTGCGTACTTATCAAAGCAGACTTGACGAGGTTTATAAATATCGCACCAAGATTTAATACCGGCGGCTATTTGTAGATCATCTACGGCAACTTGATTCTGCCATGTCTGCAAGATTCCGATGCCAATCCGTCCATCTGCCATCAACTGCCCCGCAACAAGAGATGCATTACGTCTGGACGGACTAACATCGAATGCAAATATTGTATAAGCACCAGGAGACAATTCCAAAGTGCTATCTGAAGTCTCTTCAAGAATTCCATGAGGCCAAGGGCTACTCAGGGAGTCAATCCACTGGCATAACAACTCGGTACGAGTATTTTCTATTGGGGAAGTTGCAACTGATTCCTCTAAAGCTTCTTCTGTTACCGTCCAGCCTAACGCCGGATTAGCCATAGCCCAAGCATTACGATCATCTACTTTGCAGTATTGAGGTGCCGAATATTCATAGTATCCAAATGATTTTGGAGGGTAGTCCTGCGCTCTTTCGCGCATATTGTTCAATACAGTGCTGAATGCATCACCAGCGTTAGAAGTCAAGAATACGTGAGCATTGGGTCTAGCACGTGTTACCGGCATTGCCGCACGATAAGCCTCTTCATTCCATTCACGTAATTCATCAAGGAATAGTGCATCGGCAGTACGACCACGTGAACCATCTCTAGTAGCTGCAACGACGTCCAATCGCCTACCATCCTTCATCTCAATAGATTCTGTACCGTTGGCATATCGAATCGCCTTAACCATCGTCATAAGATTCTCATTACCCTCTAAGACATGGGCTACCTGCCTGAAAGTGTCCAGAGCCATTGATCTATTAGATGAAGCAATGATTATATTCTTAGAATCCCATTTAAGCAGGTGAGCAAGGATGACCATACGGGTTAAGTGGGTCTTTCCATTCTGACGAGCAACCAGTAGCAGGTTGGTCTTGCGTATCCACATGCCTTTACTATCCACACGAAGCATGTCGGTTAAAACAAACTTTTGCCAAGGAAGCAAAGGCATTTTAATCATCTCAGCTAGTTCAATAACATCATCGACCTTAGATTTACCCTTTAGATATGGAGTGTGAAGTCTCGGTTCTATTGCCCCTCGTAGCGGTTTGCTGCGCTTGGTTGGTTCAGGCATTGCTCTGGTTTGGTCTGGTCTTGAATGGGCTGTCTTCTTGCACAAGCGTGTGACTCAGGGAGAGAACT